CATCTGAGGGAACAGCATAGTTTTAGTGAAGAAGCCGTGCTCAATTTGCACTGCCGTCTCTTCGCCCAACATACTTGTCATACCGAACAGAGGTGCAGTACCATTCGGCATCAAGCGAGTAATCATCCCAGCGAACGATTTCTTCGCTAAGTCCTGTGTTAGTGCAGAGGTGTTAAAAATACCTACGGTCATATTAGTTCTCCTAAGTTATATAGATGTGTGCTGCGATTAGATTACGTACAAGTCATAGGTTGCAGTGCCTGTCTTAATCAACAGAAGCATGCGGCCAGTACTAGCAGCAATCACGTTATTTGCAGCAGCAGTACGCAATGTTACGCCGGCAGCAGCAGTGATAGTACTTGCGAATGCAACGCTATTACTATAATACAGCGCAATAGTGTCACCAACTACCAGACCTGGATAAGCAGCATCCAAGTTAGCGCCGGTGTCAATGGTATCTGCATAAGCCCCACCGGGGCCAGTACGCAGTAGCAAGCCTGTAGACAGCAACGCTGCCAACAAAGTACCCGCACCTACAGTAGTTAATGCTGTTGGCTTCAGCCCCGCAAATTGCAAGCCATCACCAGGTTGTTCCAAGCGAGGCATACTGCCAGGCTCTTGTACTAATTTACGAATTGGAAGCATATGATTCTCCTAAATAGATTATTGAAAAGATACTACTTATCGCGATTGCTCAAAGAACTTACCCCAGTCCTCTTGTGGCCTACCTTGATTCTTAGCAGGTGCAACCGGACGCTGGGCAGTTATCATATCCGCTGCGCCATTAAGATAGTCATTTACATAACTCTTAATATCCTGCGCTGTTGCCTGTGGATACTTAACTGTGAATTGGTGTTGCAAGGCTTCTACCATCGGAGCCATTGCTGGGTTTGTCATCAGTGGATTTGTAGTACGGAGGGAGTCTGCTACGCTATGTTGTTTAATATATTCAGGCAGTTTTGCCTCGAATCGCTCTTGTTGCTGTTGCAAGGCCTGTTCCACTATCTTAGATGTTGCGTGAGCAGACTGTGCGAATGTCATCTGAGCCACATTGTTCATTGCTTCCATCGTAGCCATTTGGCCATCAGCTCCGCCAGCTTGAATACGTTTACTTAGTTCTGGTGTCAGTGACTTAGTAAAATCTACTGTACGGGCTGCATCTAATAGCTTCGCTGGGTCGCTGTTAAATGTAAATGGAGTTTGTGGCTGTGCTGCATTAGGGTCAGTTTTCCATAAGTCCTTGAAGTTATCAAGTGGGGATGCAGTAGCACTAGTATTAACTGAACCATCTGGATTAGTGGCAGATTGCTGCGGAATATTAGAGGCGCTAGGAACAGTGGGGTTATTAGCCACACTATTTGGAGCGGCCGCTGCAGGTGCAGATACTCCCTGATTAGGTGCAGTAGCTGCTGGAGCTGCTTGAGGTGCAGCTGGTTTAAAGTTATCGAACAGACCCATGATTGTTACTCCTTTATAGTGATATTACAAGATTGTGGATACTACGGTTAGTTGCTGCGATACTGCTATTACTGCTCTGCTGATTCTTGCTGCTTACGCTTAACTTCTTCCTCCACTGCTAGTGCAGTATCCAGCAGCCAAGTAATTACATCCATCTGGCCGCGCAAATATGCTTCGTCCTGAGTGAACTTAGCTGGAGCTGATACATCGAGAGTAAGAGTTAGCTTCTCCTGTACTATGCCAGCCAGCTTATTCTGCAGCACAGCTTTTTGTTGAAAGTTAAGAGTCTGGCCGATTAGTTCTTCCTCAGCTGTAAGCTCATAGCTACTAAAGTTATTTGGGATTAGTGTTGCCATGTTATTGCGCTCCGTTAGGTGATTGTGGCGCCGACATTCCTACTATCTGCTGCATAATTGTAGGAGGCTGCTTAGGTGCTTGCTGCTCAGGGCTGCCAGGAACATACTGGAACTGTTCTGGAGTTGGCTGAGGCGGCAATTGTATCTTGCTGATATCACCGCCAGCTTTCACTATAGTTTCAGTCATAGTTTGTACTGCTTGCTGCCACTGGCCTACAGCCTGTTCATAAGCTTGTTGCTGCTGAGTCTTTTCAAACGGCTTCAGGTCAGCACCTTTAGTTTTCAGCAGGTAGCTGAACATAGGTGTTACATTATATCCTGCTGCCAGCTGAGGAGATGCCTGTAATGTCTGCAAGGCTACAGTAAGTGTATCGCTATCAATCTGCTTAGATACTGGTGATAACCCATCCGCCATCTTAAAATTCAGTACCGCAGTACGTAGTGCTACTGGGTCAATATCTACAGACTGCTGCTGTGATGCACTATACAATGTGGTGCCACCTTGATATTGCAGGATATTAATTTTAATCATTTCCTTCAAGGGTGTAAATACTTGTGCCTCATACAGCATACTGGTTAGCATATCGCGGCCGCCAGCATTAGTCATCACATCAGCATACTCTTCCGCTGTACGATTGCCCTTAGTAAATAGACCACGCTGCGCACGGTTACGGCCAGATACTTCATCAGTCATACCGCTAAGTTGCTGAATCTTATCGAATACGCCAGCAGATTGGTCATCACGGAATGGGATAGTTTGATAAGCATCCGATACAGGCTTACCGTAAGCAGCTGGGCGCACAGGTATCTTACTTGCTGGGTTAGGATTATTAATATCAGCTTCGCGGATACGAGATGGGTCATATACCATACGGTCGTAAATAGATTTACGGCTAGCTGCGAGAGATTGATTTAATAGTGCGGATGATACTTGCTGATATGGTAGTACGTTTTGCGCTAGAGATTTAGTCTGATACATCAAACCATCTTCGTAAGGCTGACCCACTAATAGTGGAATCATATCATGGGCGTTAGTTTGGCGCTCAGCATAAATTAGTACTGCGTTATTTACCAGAATAAACTTCCATACTTGTGGCGTATTCGCTGCTGGTACTTTGAGGCCGAAGTCACTAGGAATAATGCGACCATATAAGGTAGTTACTTCGTATAGATTCTTATACTGGATGCTTGGATTTGGATTAGCCAATGATGCCCACGCCATCCAGTCAGTACTAGCACGGATATTGCGATTCAGTAACGCGTCAGGATTCAGCATTGGCATATAGTAGGATTCTGGAGCTGTATTGCCAGGAGCACCAATACCAGATTCAAATGCTTCCGTAATGTTTTCAATGATTTTAACTGGGAGTCTATTTATGAATGTCTTTAGCGCTGTACGGCTCATTAGCTCAGTGAATCCGCCGAATTCACCCTTAGTTGCAAGTTGTGACGGAGCTACACGAGTATCTAGTATCAGGTTATAGGGGTCACGACGACGTAAGCAGTTACCTTCCCACACAATACTCTTGGGACGCGCCTCTTTAGCACTATATTGCAGGTCAGTTTCAAGGGCAGCAGTTACTACACTGTCCCAGCTAACTTCTACTGCGCTAAGATTGTATTTAAAGCCATCACGGAAGAACATTTGCAGTTCACGTACCCAACCACCTTTAATAGATTGATCTTCGATGATAGTGTTGAGTTGCAGTGCCTGCTCCTCATATTGTGGATGAGCTACGCTCTCGAAGATAGGAAGTCCACTGAGAAACACGCTAGCCTGATAGGCTACAGCATTTTCTACTTGAGGCATAACTACTGGCACTGTGATATTCTGCACCTTAGTGGCATCACCATAGCGGTTAGCAATACGAGCGCGCCTATTCTCTACTGTCCAGTCCTGTTCACGCATATAAGCAAGGTCGATTGCTCGCATCTGCTCACGTATATTCCAATTCTGTAGCAGCATCTGGTAACAGCTCTTATGAAATTGAACTATTCCTTGCTGCGCGATTTTTGGTACGAACATTGGGGTGGTTGGAGTTGCCATTTTAGTTATATCCTTTTATAGGGGCTATTTACGAGATTTTCGCGCGTCACTTGGGGCTACCGCACTTCTGTCCTTACCATGTAGCGCCCAGATGAGGTCTTTACTATAATCAGTGATATGAGTCATAGTATCTTTCATGATTAGCTTAGCGAGGTCAGTAGGACTGAGTTCTGGAGTAGTTGCAGCACCGTTAGATTTGAGTGCAGGAGCAGTACTGCTGCCATATACTGCATTCATCATCTCCAATACTGCATTAGGAGCAGCAGCCGCGTTGGCGGTAGCAGCTGTATCTTCAGGCTTAGGAGTATCTTCACCAGTTGCGCGGCGATATTCTGCTAGCTCCATAGGTGACATAAGGTCAGTACCTCCGAAGAGGGCTTTCCAGACACTATCTTGCTGCTTATCTTGTTTAGCTGGCACAATTAGCCCCTTATATTAGTATTCACAGTTGTCTTCCATAGCAAGAACTTTTGCGCTGCCCTGTTCCTGAGTACCTATACTGCTATTCATTGCAATAAAGTGGCCGAATTCTTCCATAACTCGTACACAATATGTTAGTAAGTCTAGTATCCCATCTACGTTATCACGTCGCAGTGCATTAAACTGTGATATCTGGTAATGTACAGGAGTTTTTACGTCTGGATGAATGATAACATCACCCTTTAGCAGCTCCTTGAACATAGTAAGTATACGAGTTACCTTGCTGAGGCTGCCACTATAGATTGGAACACACTCGATGCCGGATACTTCCAGTTGCTGCCCGATAAAATTGAACCAATATAATAGTGAATATTGATACGCATTGGATTCTACAGCTATCAGGGTGCAACCATACTGGAAACACATCTTATATGCTTCCCTAATTGTATCGCCTGGAGATAGTCTTGCTTCCACTACGTGACGCAGTACTGGTTTACCATTTAATATCTGAAAATGTCCGATACTTACGTAGTCACTGTTAGCTTTATCGTTACTTGGGTCGATAATGATGAAGTCGCCAAGTGATATCTCATGCGCATCGTAAGGGTAAGCTGGTACTTTAGATAGGTCTATCGCATTATTACTGCTTGCGTTCTCGTCATTAAGTACTTCGCTATAAAATATCTCTGGGTGGCCAGCATTTAAGTCAGCTTGGAATTCCTCTAACAGCTGAGATAGTGGCTGTAACTCTTCCCACAGGCTAGTGCCATCTTCGAGAATTCCACCTACAATAAATTTAGTCCAGCTTGGATTAGCTTTTAGCTTCCGTAATATGCTCCATCTCGTAGGATACATATTAGCTACAAAGATATAGAGACAGCCAGACGGGGATTTAGCTTTCATAGCTGTACCAATCATCCAGCGCTCAATAGCCTCGCTAACTGTCTGGGATTCAGCCTCTTCTCTAGTCTGTATGTCCTCAAATATCATAATATCTGGGCGTTCATTGGCTCTGTTAGTACCGCGAATCGCACCATTTTTACCGATAGCCTGAAGTATAATAGTACGTCCACGGAAGCCAAATACCTTAGTATCTTGCGTGTCTGTTTCCTTACCTAGTTGCCAGTCGCCAAATACTGCGCGAATATTGGCATTACTTAGCATCTCGCATACGTCAGTAATAATATTGATTGCGAGCTTCTCATTAGCACTGATAACAATAATGTAGCGGCGGCTAGTGAATAGGATGCAGAATACAATGAAGAATTTAATAAAGGTGGTTTTGCCGAAGCCTCGTGGTAGACCTAGTGCCAGCTTACTGAAGTCGCGCGGCTTATATATGTATGATAACAGCCAGTTCCAAGCAGCTATAAATACAGGAGGAAATAGGAATCGCATTAGCGATGGTGCTGCCATTGCCGCGAGGAAATCTAAGTTAGTACGGGCAAGGTCAAATACTTGGGATTGCTCATAGGAGGCCTGAGTTACTTCCACCTCATCACGAGAGGTATCGCGGGGTACATCTACTGCACCGAGTTTTTGGAGTAGTGATGCTGGTTGCTCATTGGCTGCCATATATTATTTTATTTCCACATTACTTACCGTGCGAGATAGGTTATAGCGCAGTTGCATTAGTACTTCATTTGCGCGCTTTTTATCTGCTGCCACCAGACGGGCAGTAGTATCATTAGGAGAGAGCACCTTAGGTGGCTCCTGCGGTTGTGTCGATTTTAGTGGTTGCATGATGGCTTTCGAGTCTCTTACTTAGTTGTGTCGCTTGGATTGTGATAAGTTCCTGCTCGCCAGCCTCAATAACTTGGTTATTGGCGTTAGTAACAAAGCGACTAGTTACTGATGCAGGTAATGTTAGCTGTACTACGGTTTGATTTATTACGGTGTTTTCTGGAGCAGATGCTCCTCTTCGTTTTGCTGCATTTATTACTGTGATAGCTCGCAATACTTCCATAGGCTTATACATCATAGGAAGTAAGTCTTGCATCTTTTGTATCAGTGCATCTTCTATTGCATCATAGCTCTTATCTCGCGCGGTTGCAGCTTGCAGATTGCTGAAGCGTGCAGCAGTTACCTGTGTGGCGAAACTTTCTTCAGCTAATAACTGTGATACATAACTCTCACTAATACCTAATGCGGATGCTGCTATTGCTGGCGACAGCCCATTACCTAACATCTCAAGAATTCTTCCTTGAGTTCCTTCATACTTCGTAGCTACATCTACATTTAGTGAGGTGTTAGTTGTCATGTGGGGCGCGCATCGGTGTCATCATAGTTACATGCTATCCCATATGGTACTTACTAGCTATTGAGGGACACAAATAGATGCTGTTAGCTATAACTGTTGGAAAACTTTAGGAAATTATCTGGGCTGCTTTAGGTATACCAGCCAGCCCGCGCATAAAAAGGTCGATACCCCCACCATTATTGCTAGCTAGTACTAACTCGCGTGTGTGAGTGCTTGCTAGTTATTGCACTATGTTGGTGCGCTAGCAGGTAGCAGGTGAGGCGGCGCAGTTTGTCACTATTTGCGACGTAATTGGGCAGTAGGCAATTTTCGTGCCAGCATTAGTTACTGCCCTATATTGGTGCGCCTTGCTATATTCCTTTATATTCAATAGCTTATAACTTTTTTGCGCGGGTTGCGTGTTGTTGGCACGGGCTTTGCTTATATATGGGTAGGGATAGCATGTTGCCATCTCACTTATGCAAAGGACTTATATATTATGGAAACTACTACACAAACAACCAACCACACTAACAGCACACACGGAACACTGGCAACACCACTGCAATCTGCTGTATTTATTAAGATGGAAGATAGCAAGACTGCTAGCATTGCGGCGGGGAATCGTTGGTGCAAGCTGATTAAGAAGGGGGAGAATAGCAAGCTCAGTCACAGTATCGCAATAGAAGTGCCGATGCTATCAGCTAGCCTATTAGATAAGATTACAGCTAGCGAATACCCCGCTATCCATGCACAGCTAGTGGCTACAGTGGAATCATTAGAGAATGAATATATTAAGGGTCGAGCCATTACAGGTGCGCTATCAGTACAATATAGTGAGCTAACATTAGCGAATTTAGAGGCTACTGCGGCGGCTGAAAACGAGGCTAACGGTATTGGACAACTAAGCGAGGAGCGCATCAAAGGATGGTTTGAATCATCCCTACGTGATATGTGGATCGTAGCGTTAGCGGATAAATTAGGTATCAGCGAGGATGCTAGCGAGGCAGATGTTAAGAGACTGGAAC